TGACGGTATTTATACCACTAATGGCAATAAGTTTACAAGTGGGTGCACTTATCAACACTTTGTGGTGGTTTGGAGTGATGGTATACAAAGCAGTGAGACTGTGGAATGAACCATTGCGTGAGAATATATGTGAAGCACTTGCAACAATAACGCCAGAGCGCAACAGGAAGAATGCATTGCGTTTTGTAGGTATTTTGGCAGCAGTAGCTGCAATGCATGCTATGTATAAAGCTTGGAGGAAGGCTAACATAGAGCCTCAAGGTGGTGTCATGAGTGACATAGCTGGAGTGAGTAATGTCAAAAACATTTACACGGAGCAGTTGGTTAGGCCAATGCCAATAAATTATGACGTTAAAACAGCTAGTAGTGACCAAATAGTGGAGGCACTGAAAAAACGCATGTATGTAGGTCGATTTCTACCAACGCAGGATGAATTGGGCTATGCCAAAACTTGCACAATTGTGCCAATATGCTCAGAGACAGTATTGATTCCATGGCATATTGTGCGTGATGGCGAGATGAAATATCTGCAAGTTTATAGAGGTAGCTCCCACATTAACAATGCCGCAAAAATGATCAGTATTGAAGGTCAGTGGAAGCGTATTGGAAGTACTGACATTTGCATATTATCCTCACCAGTGTTTGGAGATCAAAAAGATATTCGAAGCTGGTTTCCAGCGGGTAGAACAGATGGTGAAGATAGAGAAAGAATCTGTGTTAATAACGCTGGTTGTCAGACAGTGTGGATGAGAGGAGATCGAGTTAAGGATGGAGACTCAAAATTTCTTCTAAATGTCACACATGGCGTCGGCAGAGTGAATGCATCAAGTTCTATGGTGCTAGATATGGAACGCGAATTCGGTGTTGCATACTGGGGAGGCAAATACGTGAGTTGCGTGCCGACATGGAGTGGCATGTGTGGTGCTCCTTTGATAACGGATCGTGGAAGTGGTCCTTTCATATTAGGGTTTCATTCAGCCGGAGCGAGTGGATCGACGAATGCGCGGTTTTGTACTATAGGACGTGGTGATATTGAGCAAACTATGAATGACATGAATGACCATATCATTCCACATTCGATAATGCATGAAGAAGCTGATTTCGTGGAAAGGCTAGACTTCAAGGGAACTGTATTCACTTACACTAATAAAGAGCGCCCACATATGACATCTCCATACGTTAGTGGACAATATGATATATTAGGTTATAATAATAGTCCACAGCGCACGTTTCGCACGAACGTTCGGTTGACGATGTGGTCGGATAATTTAGAGAAGATGGGTTATAAACGTGAACATGAAGCTTCAAAGATTATGAACACATATATTCCTTGGAATATGTGGTTAACTAATGTTAGCAAGCCTTCACTGATAGAGAGCCCTTTCCTAAAGCTTGGACGTGATGACTATTTGTTGCATGTGCTTGATCAGTTAGATAGAAACCCAGATTGGGATTTCGAGTTGAAGATTAAGCCATTGGAACATTTCGCCGTGATTAGTGGAATCGACGGACGAATAGGTGTTGATGCTATTAACAAGAGTACGAGCATGGGCATACCATATTGTAGACCTAAGAGAGAGTACATGCATGATATGCCTGCTATGCCTGGAATAGCACGTCCAAGTGATATTGCCGAACCAATCAAGAAAGAGATCGCCGATATGGAGATGAGGCTTAAGGCTGGGCAGCGTGTATATGTGGCGCACAGATGCAATCTGAAAGATGAAGCAGTGAAGATTGGTAAGATGAAAGTGCGTATGTTCATGGGTTCGCCATTTGCATATTTATACTTAATGAGAAAGTATTTCTTGCCATTGAGCGCTTTTATGCAAGAGCATCCTCTAGCCTTTGAGACTGCAGTGGGCATTAAGTGTTACAGTAGTCAGTGGACAGATTTATACCATCATTTGACGAAATATGGTAAAAATAGGATGATAGCTGGAGATTATAAGGCTTATGATCAATTGATGGAGATAGCATTGACCAAAGCAGCATTCGAGATATTGCTTACCTTGTGTGCGCGTGCCAATTATGATGAAGAACAGATGACGATTTGTAGGGGGTTGATGACAGAAACAATAGCAGGCTGTTATGACTTGAAAGGAGAGTGGATAGGTTTAAACAGCACTAATCCCAGTGGGCATGCACTAACAGTGATAATCAACAGTATTGCAAACTCGATTCAAGTAAGGAGTGCTTTTTACAAGCTAGCAGAGGCGGTAGGGTATGATATGACTTGCTTGGGGTTTGCAGACCTAGTGTCATTGGTGACATATGGTGATGATAATGCCATGGGTGTGTGTGAAGGCATACCGTGGTTTAATCACACAGAAATATCGAGAGTTATGAAAGACTGGGGAATAACTTATACGATGGCTGATAAAGAAGCATTGAGTGTGCCATATATTGAGATGTCTCAAGTTAGTTTTTTGAAAAGAACTTGGGAGTGG